GAAGCCGAAATTGAGCATGGCCTTCAAGGCGCTCGAGTACGAGAATATAGAGAGCAGCATCGAAAAGGTGTGTGCGGAGATGAGCGACAAGTTAGGCAGTAAAACCTACGAAGCCATCTGCGAGAAGCCCGAACCGGCTCCGGAACCTGAAGAACCTGAAATCAATCCGGAAGAGGTTAATCCGGAGGAACAGGTAGAGGAACAGGAACAGACCGCGGAAGAACCTACCGATGACGTCCGTAATGCGAACGAGATGGTAACGACAGTGAAGGCAGAGGCCCTCGATTATCTCCAGCGCGCTATTCTGCACTTTGCTCTATATCACCACATCATCTATCTGATAGCCAATGTGGATAACGACGGCGTGACGGTCACGAAGTCCGATGACAAGACCACCATCTACAAGTACCAACAGGACCAATTGGAGGAGAATTTAATCAGCGATGCATGGTTCTGGTTGAATCGGTTGATTAAGCTGCTGAATGACAATACGGGAGAGTTCCCGGACTGGGCAGGTAGCGACGAGCGCAAACAGATGGAGGACCTTCCTGTCAGCATCGCCGATTTCGAGCGCTATGTAGGTGTGAGCGACCCTACTTTCCTGTTATACGCCGCATGGATAGTGCGTGAGGTTTACCGCGAGTGCGTGAAGAGCCGGACGAAGGGTGCTTCCCTGAGCGAAGTCCAGAAACAAGCTATATGCTATGACGTCATGGCGCGCGCATGCCGTCGTCTGGCCTTCCATGCACTCCCCTCACCTATCCGGATAGACATTAACAATGAGATGGGTAAGAATCACGCCGCGCAGGCCGATACTACCATTCGCGAGAAGGTGGCCGGCGTGTTTGCGGAGAAAGCAGCTGCATACTGGAAGGCTGTCGATGCAGAGTTGCAAGTCAAAGAGGAGCAGAGCGCAGCGGTGTACAAATCTGCCCGGGTAATTAGTGAACGTGATAAATTTGCCGTATCGTGAAACGTATAAAGACATCCGGTAAAGATTTACTCCTTCCGGAAGACTGGATGGAGATAAGCGAGAAGCAACGCCGCAAAGGATTCGAGTTACTGATACCGGTAATGGCCGGCGTCATGGACCCGTTTGAATGGCAGTTGCACATGCTGATTGAGATTACCGGTTACAAGCCCTCGAGAGCGACACGCCGCGCACTATTAGGCTACAAGCAGCACACGGTACGGGATACGGTCATCGAGAATTTGCGCCGGTTGGCCGAGCAGTTGGATTTCGCCTTCAGCATCGAAGATAACAAGGTGCAAATCAAATACGATATGCATGATTGCCCGTTTGAACTATTCAAGGGCAAAGGCGTACAGCCGCATTTTATCCGGGAACGCCTGATAGAGACCAATCTGACCGCCGGCATCTATGCTGAAGCAACACAGATTCTATCCATGGTAAACGATAAGGATAATGACGACGATGACCAGTTGTACTATATGGGTAAATTGGCAAAAACATTATGGCGCGTGGAGACGAACGCCCACGCAACAGAGCCTACTCCGGTTGAGCTACTGGCTGTGACGGTGTGGTTCACCGGAGTGGCTTTGTTTTTCCAAGAGCATGATATTTACAGCGTGCTTTTCGATACCACCAAATCGGAATTGGCCAAGTCCGAAGACCATATCTCCTTGGGAGTTCAGGAGATTATCTTGGAATTAGAGACATCCGGTCATCAGGATGTACGCAATATGGGATTGCTCGAGTTTTTCGACGCTCAAATCAAGCTGCTGAAGGACCGCATCTCAGAGGCCAAGTCCGGCGGCTCTTCTGTAGCCGATATCGTAAAAAATACCGGTCTGTCTATCAATACCGTTACCCGATTATTATAAATAACAGATAAGTATGGATTTAGTAGAGTTATACCGTTATTTTGCAAAGTTTGTGCCAATAGAGGTACTGAAGAAAAACTATGTCAAGTCTGCTACGGAGAAAGACGCCGCGCAGATTCAGGCGGAAGTGCTTAATGACGAGAGCGACCGCCGCATCAGCTCGATAGGCGATTTCATCTTTATCGGTGATTCCGATTTCGTGCTTCAAAAGTTACGGAACAGTAACAAGCAGCTGCTGATGGTCGATTCGGACAAATTGGATTACAATCCCGGAGTGGATGATGGCGCCAAGATGTCATTGGGCGTGAGTGTATGCGAGCACTATAACCGTTCCAATACGGATGTAGTAAGCGAGTTGGCCATGCAGAACCGGTGTCTGGAGACGCTGAAGAAGATTTGCAGAGCCATATCCGGAGATGCCGAATCTGGGTGTTTACTCGGAATGCACATGGAAGGCGATTTTGAGATTCGATTTTTGGATGCCAAGGCCCTTAACGGACTTATCGGCTATACGGCATTCTTTACCTTTATAGCAAGTGATTATGGAGAAGCAACAACTGATTAACCAACAGCGCATCGTAGCTGAAGGTCTGAAGAGTGCCGGCGACAGACACGCCGTCATGGAGTATCTGACGATGGTAGGCCAAGATTTACATCCTACTATCTTGGGTAAAGAATATCTGATAGCCGGTTGCATCAGCCGCACCGTTTTTAAGGTTGATTTCGGTACCGACGGAATTATCCGGATAGCCGGCGACAGTCAGAGCTTCGTTATGAAGGGAGTTATCAGCCTTATGGCCGATGCCCTGAATGACTGCGGCGCAGCTATAATAAGAGAGGTCGGTATCACATGGGTGAACGATGCCGGTTTACTGGAGTTGTTAACCCCGCAACGCCAAGGCGCTATCCGTCAGATGGCCGAGCGGATATATCGCGCATGTGACGCATGGTTACAGAAGGAGTCGTAAAACATGAGATGATAGTCCAGACGATTCAGTGGGGCCTCGATAAGTTACGCCGCGCGCAGATAGAACGTCTGAACACATCACGGTCGGCCATTCTCGAGTCCGGATTCAACTGGGACGCCTTGGTAAGCGGAGTGGCCGGCCGTCAAGATGGCGTCATCGGTTCCAACGGCCACTATCGGATAGTGATTCCGGTAGATAAGCACCTGCGTTTTGCCGATATGAAGAAATTAGGTGCGCATAAAGGTCCGCACGCGATGGTATATAACCGTCCTACATGGGGAGTCTTCTTTGGACGCGATGACAGTGTACGTACACGCCTCCGGACGGGCATAAGCGACGCTGCACGCCAAGAGATACTGAAGCAGCTACAGGCAGCCTTCGAGTTAACCGGTGCTTTTAAGGCTGCACAATACGACCATTGAAGTAAGCCCTGACAGACGGCTCAAAGTCTGTTGACAAGTTCAGATTTTTTTCATAGTGGTAAGATTTAGTTAAGTCATCAAGAAAAAAGCTCGTCGGGAGACGGGCTTTTTCGTTTACTATAAGTTTACTATAAAGTTTACTTTATGCCGGTAAATCCTGCATAGCCTCCGGACAGGTCGTGATGGTCGGCTATATTGAGGTATTTTCTCGAGAACTCACCCCATAGAAGGTACATAAATGCAGAAGCTATCTGTGTAGAACCGAACGCCTGCTCTTCAAACGGTTTTTTCTCTGAAGACTTGTCGAGTTCAACCTCGCCGCCTGTACGCTTCAGCGGCGAGTTATAGATAGACGATATCAGAGCCTCGCATTCATTCTCGTCTATCCGGATTTTTATTACCGGCAGTCCGTGCACCTGAAAATCGTCTTTACCACTGAAGAGCCTCGAGAGCAGATGCAGATGCTGTTTATAATAGATGGTAGGTTGGCCGAGCGACATCAGGTCCACATTCCATCCGCGCTGCTCGAGTTCCTGTCGCAGTGTCTGCGCATCGGTATCCGATTCGTCACCAAAAGCAGGCTTGTACTTTTTCCATTGAGGGTCTCGCTGATTTCCTGCACGGTCATAGTGCAAGAATATCTGTTTATTACGCATCGGCGCAAAGAAGTTCTGGAACAAATACGCTAATTGAGGTTGCTGCTCGGGCCACCATGTGTAGATATCCTTCAGCACGTGGAAAACAGTACGGTCTTCGTTATACTGGCCGATGACCATTGAGGTGAACGGTCCCGGGTCATAACCGATATACAGAGGTGCATCGAGATTGCAGTTTTTCATATCGGCACAGGTGAAGTTCGCCTCTTCGCCTAATGACAGCGATTCGATACGCTCGAGCTTATAGGTATCCGATTCGATATACTTCAGGCCGAAGTTACCGAAGAACATATCTCTGACGCGATTTTCTCGCACGGCAAAGATAGAGGTGTTAAGCGACGCTTTATCCAAGGTACCTTCCATTTGCTTTTGGATATAATCGGTACCAAGGATTTTTATATTGCTGAATGACGATGCCCGGAGATAGTAAATCGTACCACGCCGTAGCTGTGTCAGCATAGTTTCGATTCGCTTACAGTAATTCGTGAGCTTCCGGATGGCCGCCTCGTCATTCCGGAGTCGTGCATTCTCGAGAAGATAGTAGCGATGGTCCAACTCGAGCGCGATAGCTTGAATGGTACGAATCTTTTCCGGTTCCATCTTATCCTCGTACTTCAGAAACCAATCTTGGTCCGTTTCTATATTCGGTGTGGAGGTTGTACCGGTGGTACCCATGAAGTACGGAGAATCGTAAAAGCAGGTTGATTTGGAACGCATGGCCGGGCGCACATTCTCATCTACCACACGCTGCTTGATATGCAGCATCTCATCCATATACAGGTGCGCGATATTCTTACCGTTGGCACGCTCAGGCCGCTCACAGCTGACAAACTGAATCACGGTACCGTTGACAAACGATATCGTATTTTTCCAGTCCGTAATGAGTGTGCGGCATGGTTTGAAGTGAGCCGGTGGCCGTTTACCGATGCAGTAATACATATCCTCTTCGTAATTATCGGTGAAGAACTCCATTATTCCCGGTACCAGATTTTCGAATATGGATTTATAGGTAGAAGCCAAGAACACTTGTACCGAACCGGGCATGCTATTCTGCACGCGGTCGATACGAGGTCCGAGAATATGGGTAGTTTTTCCGGAACCACGGCCAAGCTCGAGGAACATATCCTGTGTGTCGGCCAGCAGCGCCAGCGTCTGTACCGCAGAATAATACTGCTCGTCGAAATGCTCCTTATTGATTATCCGCCTCTTCATATGCGATATCTTTTAGTTTCGTCGTTTCGGCCGCTGTTTTTATAGCCATATACTGAAAGCTATAGGAAATTTACCGGATAGGTTCCATGACATAGAAGGGCTAATAAATCCATCTATGTAGCGTGGCATTGGATTAAACTCATTGCGGAACGCTGCCAGTTGCTGTGCCTGATAGATGTCTATTTTCGAGAACGAACAAGTAAGTACCGGCATAACTTCGTACATGATACGCATAAGGAAAAGCGCCGTAGCATCGTAGGTTACAGGATAGGTGTACCTTGTGTACCATGTCTTTGATTCTGCCGGACATTTGAAGAACGGAGGATTGGTAAAGACGATAAGCCGTCCTTCCTGATACGAACGTAACAATCCGTCATCCGGAGCGGTTTCGAAGATATTGTCATCATTGCGCAGAAAATCAAACTGCCATGCCTTATATCCTTTGCTCTTTAATATCTCTACATCTTCCGGTTCGAGCGTTGAGGCATATTTCTCGCAAGTGGCAGGTAGTGCATCGAGCAGCGCACCTTCTCCCGCAGCGGGGTCGTAGAAAACAAACTCTTCCAAAAACGGACATACACGCCGAATATATTCCACGGCTTTGTCAGCCCACATCTTAGGAGTATAGAAAGCACCTGTCTGTTTACGGTGCTCAGTGGTCATTTGCATACTATTCCGATTTATTCTGTTTCCTCACAAGCGACATCCTCTATACCGGCTTCCATCTCCAGCTCCTTCAGTACCCGCTCCTTGTCTTTGTTGGATAGGCCGGACTCTTCTATGAGTTGTTTACCTCGCGCGATGAGTTCACGCATACCGGCCGTACCGAGTCCAAGGCGCTCAGCCTGTACATCCGGAGAGACTAACATCCGCTTGAATTTGATACGCTCCGGGTCCACACGGCCGGCGGCCGCTTTGGTGCGATACTCACAAGCTTTCTCATATGAACGGCGCGCCGCCTCGAGTTCGCCATTCTTCTCGCACAGGTTGCCGAGTTTATCCATCTTATCGGCATAGAACTCCAGCCATTCCTCCGGACAAACATCCATCTGGGAATGTACATACGATATGCTTTCGGATACACGCCGGCGGGCGGTAGCTATACTAATCCGGGGGAACTCCTTCTGTAGCCGTATGGCCGCCGATATAATCGTACCGTCCGATTCTGTATCCGTGAAAATCTCGTACGCCCGCGATATCTGCAAAATGTACTGTGCCATTTCCGGAGTGGCCGTACCTAACTGCTCGCCATTCGTCTTCTGAATGATATTTACGGTTTTAGGGTCGAGATTTCGTATTTGCTCGAGAGTTGTAGCCATATTGTTGAAATTGTTAATAACCTGTTAATAACCGGGCAAAATCATATATCCGTCATTTCTCGAATCGTGACATGCACGAGAGCGAACCAGCGTGCGCGGACTTCGGAAGCAGACACATTCGTTTCGGACATTTTTCCGGCCTATGCAAAGGACTGTCTTTTAGCGTTTTGAATCTATGCGATTTGGGTATGTACCCCAAAAATAGCCTGTTTTTGGACAAAAACTTGGACATTTAGCCCCTATTCTATCCGTTTCACATCGTAAATTCCATTGTTCCACGCAAATCTCGCGCGCGCATACGCGCGCTCATATCATACACACGCACACACAGGCGCGAGGCAAAAACATGCAAATTTTTTCGCAAAAAATTTTCAAAAATCCACTCCTACACTCCCACACTCCCACAAAGTGTCTTTTTGACACTCTGCGAAATGCCATATTATTATTATATAAATTATTCATTTTCAATAAATTATATATATGAATAGCGCTATTATTTGCTTTGTTAAATTCTTGTAGGAGTGTGTGGGAAATTGCGGGAGTGTGTAGGAGTAGCATTTTTGGCGCTGCGGGAGTTGTGGGAGTGTAGGAGTAGCCTCCTCCCACAATGTAGGAGTGATTTTCGGGCACTCCTACAAAATTTGCATTCTAAAAATCGCTGAATATAAGCGTTTTACGATTTCGGCCACCCTGTTTTGTGGGAGTGTGGGAGTGTAGGAGTGGAAAAATCGAAAAATTTTTACAAACATAAATTTTTTATAAAAAAGCGTCTTTTTGCCCTATTCGCTATCCGACAGGCTGCTTTTCGGTGATGCGTTCCGAAGGCGTAATGTCTTGCTGTTTCGCCGGCACTTCGACGCGTAAACCGAGTTTTATCTTTTGTTCCACGGCATGCGGGAAGTTGAGTTGAATAGCGCGGTTTATCTCCTTGCACACGAATTTCTCCGGATACGAGAGCGCATTGAGGTACACTACATAATTGTAGTACACATCGGAGCCTGACTTGGATATCACGCCGTCATTCTCCACGTTGGTAATGGAGCTGCTGATGCCGATACCGGCCAGCGTCACTTTGTCTGCGCGTTCGTCGTACTTAATCACCGAGTCAAAGTAGTCTTTAAATTTTGACGGGAAGTCCACGAACTCCCAGCCTTCCTGACCGACTTTGGTAGTGGCGTACAGTTTGCCTTGG